ACAGGTATTCTGTATATAAGGAGTAGTGATGTACGTCTAGGCAAGTACACTGGCGAAAATATGCTCAGAGGATTAGCCGATGGTGCTGTGACATTGTACCATAATAACAACGATAAACTTGCTACAACATCCACTGGCGTAACAGTAACTGGAACACTAGCAGCAACGGCAGTCACAGGAGATGGAAGTGGACTAACTAATTTACCATCAGGTGGAAACGCCGATACCTTAGACGGGCTGGACAGTTCGCAGTTTCTTCGCTCCGACACAGCAGATACCAAAACATCTGGCAACTTGTCTTTTAGTGATAACATAAAAGCAAGATTTGGCAATGGCGCAGACTTGCAAATTTACCATGATGGGTCGGACAGTTTTATCAAAGACGGTGGCACTGGTAATCTTCACATTGACGCTACACAGCTAAATTTCCGTAACGGTACACAAAACGCAACATATGCAGACTTTACTGACGGCGGTGCAGCGCAACTTTATCATAATAATGCAGTTAAATTCGCCACCACCGCTACAGGCGTAACAGTTACAGGCACTATTGCTGCAACAGCGGTGACTGGTGATGGAAGTGGATTAACAAACCTTCCGGCGGCTGGGATTAGTAATGTAGTCGAAGACACCACTCCACAATTGGGTGGCGATTTGCAGTCAAATGGAAACGACATTGATTTTGCCGATAATGACAAGGCTATCTTTGGTGCTGGCAACGACTTACAAATTTATCACGACGGCAGCAACAGCTACATTAGCGACACAGGCACAGGTCATCTGAAAGTGACCGCTGCAAGTCTTCTTGTACAAAACACTTCAGGTGATAACAGGATATTTGCAGACCAAGCAGGTCCAGTTAATCTGTATCACGGCACAAGCGGTTCACCAAAGCTGGCAACTTCGGCAACAGGCGTAACGGTTACAGGAACTCTTGCTGCAACAGCCGTAACAGGAGATGGCTCTGGATTGACTGGGATAACGGCCTCTGGTTCTGGGTCGGCAAAGGCTTGGTGTCAGTTCGATGGAACAGCAGCCACAATATCTTATGGCGAAAGTTTTAACGGAAGTGGGCTCACAGATTTGGGTGAGGGTCGGTATCAAAACAACATTACAAACTCCATGAATACAACAACATATCCGGTCATTGCAGAGGCGGGTAATGAATTAAGTGACTACCCTACTCAGTCCAATGACAGAGACCATAACTCGTTGATTGGCTCTAGAACATCATCTGCACAACGCCTTTATAGCGTTGACCATAACACCGGCGTTCAAGATGACTGTCAAAGTATGAACGCTGTGATTTTTGGTGACTTAGCATAATGCAGACACCTGAGTTTCAAGGCACTAAGCTAATCGACAGACTATGCTGGGCTAAAGAAAACCTTGACGGTGTGCAAACAGACTACCGTGTAGTCTACGAAGACAGCGTTGATGAGTGCGCCAAGATTCTCATTGCAGACCCAAACTGGATGGCGTGTGCCTTGCAGGGCGGTATCCTACCACCTGTGTGGGTGTATCACGAGTTAGCAAAAGATGAAGCGCAGCCTGACTTTAAGAAGCACACTAGAGGTTACTTGCTGCACAACACTGAACCTGTCGAGGCTATGACAGAAGAAGAAGCAATTGAGTACCTGATTATGAAAGATGTTCCGCAGTCTGTATGGCAGACTTGGAACGAAGGCAACAAACCCAAGATGGTCATATGCACTAAACAACAACTGCCGGAAACGAGAGAATGGCGCAACGCTTGGAAAATTAAGGAAAGCCCTAATGACAGTAACAACATACATCGTAGATAAGGACGGTAATCAGATTGATGTTTCTACAGCAACCGTACCTTCTGACCGTCACTTTCGTGGTGCGTGGTCATTGTCAGGCTCTGTTATTTCAGAGGACGTGACAGCAGCCAAAGCAATCTTCAAAGATAAAATTCGTGAGGTTCGCAAACCTTTGCTTGAAGAAAAAGACATTGAATTGATGAGAGCATTAGAAACAGGCGCAGACACAACAGCTATCGCTGCTGCTAAGGACGCTCTTCGTGATGCACCAGCAGCCGCTGCAATTGAAAATGCCTCTGACATAGCTGCCCTAAAAGCAAGTTGGGACACAAGCGTACTTGGCGAAAGCCCATACGCACCATGAAACTAGAGCAGTCAGTCACACCAGAACTACGTGTTGCTATAGAACTAGAAGCACACGAAAAGGAATGTGCAGTACGCTATGCGTCTGTAGAAGATAAACTTTCAAATCTCGACAAACGATTGTGGAGACTTGAAGCAATGATAATGGGGTCAACGGTTATTGTAGTTGGTCTTGCAGCCTCTCTATTAATGAAACTGTAAGGAATACTAATATGGAACCAATCAGTACTGCCCTCGCTGGGATTGCACTTGTTAAACAGAGTGTAGATTTTATCAAGACACACATTAACACTGTTCAAGATATAGGACAGATAGCAAGCCAGATTGATGACCTGTTCACAGGCGAAAAGCAAATACAACAAGCCAGAAGCAAAAAGTCTGGCGGTGGACTTGGGGATCAATTTGGGGTAGATACTGTAGCTAAGGAAGTTATAGATGCTAAACTTGCAGCAGAAAAGTTGCAGGAAGTAGCTAATATGATTGACCTACGGTTTGGTCATGGTACTTGGAAAGGTATTATAGCAGAACGTGCTAAAAGATTACAGGAACAACGTGAAGCTCAAGCTAAAGCTAGACGTGAGGCTATACAAAAAGCTCAGGAGTTTGAGGAAACAATGAAGACTATTGGTATTACTGTTGCTATACTAGCAGTAGCTATAGGTCTTTTTATAACAGCTATGGTTTCTATAGCAAAGGCGGCTAATTATGTTTAAAACATTTGTACTAGCTTGCAGCTTGTCTGTTCCAGTAGATTGCTGGGAATTTAGGGACGCACGTGGTCCTTATGAAACATACGAGCAATGTAAGTCAAGAGCTTATGAGATGGGTAACGACATTATGTTAATGCCTAATAATGATTTACAACCTAAACAGTTTAAGTGTGTCCCATTAAAGGGACAAAAATTATGAAACCTTGGAGTAAACTAAAATGCACTTTCATATTCTTATTTACACTTGGCTTATCTGGTTGCGAAAACATAAGTATGTCAGATATGTTTACGGCAAGTGGAGCCTCTGGTGGAGCGGCTGTTGCAAGTGTTGTAACTGCGAATCCTGCGATCATTGCTGGAGCAACAGGAGCAGGTGCGCTTGTGGGAGCAAGTCTGATTGAGGAAGATAAAAGTCTTAGCGTAGAACAGATAGCCGAAGTGCAAAATCCTTGGCAAGCCTTATTGTTAGCTTTGGATCAAATACTAGCTAATGCTTTTGAGTTAGTTATTGCTATTAGCATAGCTGTATTTGGTATCCCTATGCTTATTACTTACCTTGTAGGTAGAATGAAACAGCGTCCTGAGGATGCTAAAGCTATTAATGAACTTGTACATAAAGTAGCAAAGATGAAGGAAGAGTAAAACATGAGCCTATATGAAAACATAAACAAACGTAAAAAAGCTGGCACTAGCAGACCTAAAAGTAAATCTACTATTAGTGCTAAGTCTTACGCTAATATGAAGGCTGGCTTTCCTAAGAAAACAGACAAGTATAAGAAGAAAAAGTAATGACAGAAAAACAACTGATAGACAGCTTGCATGAGGCTGTCACCCAAGAGCTACTACTTAGAGTACGTAGTGGGGAAGCTACAGCTAGTGAACTATCAGTCGCTGTTAAGTTTCTTAAAGACAACGGAGCGTCTTTAGATGTCATTATGGCAGACAGTCCTATGGCTAACTTGCTGCAGGACTTGCCTTTTGATGTGGGGGAGAAGATGCAATGAGGGAAGGCCCAAATGCAACATTACTTACTACAGAAGCAACATTAAACAATAGTACATGGACTAAATTAGTTAGCACTAATGTTGATCGTACTTACATGTCTATACTTAACAATGCCTCAACTTATCCTATACGTATAGGTTTTGGGCAAGATACCGTAGAACCTACATCAAGTTATCAAATCTTAGGTGGACTGACTACTACTAGCAGTTCTTCTTTATCTAATATTGGTGTTTTTAAATTTGGTGTACATGACTCAGTACAGAATGTTGAACAAACAGTATGGGAATATGGTGGTATTTATACTTATCCTACAACTGCTGTAGTTATGACAGCTACAAGTTCTGTAGGAGCTACTGATAATGGATGTGAAATAGCTGTTAACGGTTTAGATGAAAACTATAATGAAGTTACAGAAGTTCTTACACTAGCTGGTGCAGGAACTGCAACAACTACGACAACCTTTATTAGAGTTTTTCGTGGTTATGTAGCAGGTAGTCAAGATACTACAGGCAATGTAATTATTGGTAATGGTGCTAACGTATATAGTTACGTTAATGCTAATAATCAAACACTACAAGCTTTTTACACAATACCTGCTGGTTATACAGCACGATTGTTACAAACAGACCACACAATTAGTACAGAGCAAAACAATAAGTTTGGACAGATACGTATTATAGTACGTAGACCAAATGGTGTGTTTAGAACTCAAGAAAGTTTTACTATAGATAATGGTTCTATCAGTCGTGTGTACAGTACACCTATTTATATTCCAGAAAAATCTGATATTGAAGTTAGGGCTATAGCTTCAGGAAATAATGCTTTTTTACACATTTCTTCTACACTAGAACTAGGTCTTACTAGTACTGCAGTAGATTTTTCTAATAGTTCAAACCAGTATGAATTTAGGGTAGCTCCTATTAATACTGTGTGGGCTAAGACTACATCACCTGATCCACATACTATCAAAGTAGTACATGATGACTGATGTTCCAGAACAACTTAAAGACTTTAGAAACTTTACATACCTAGTATGGCAACATCTAGGACTACCTGAGCCTACACCTATCCAGTATGACATAGCACAATACCTGCAGAACAGCCCTAAGCGTTGTATCATTGAGGCTTTCCGTGGTGTAGGTAAATCCTACATTACTGCTGCTTACGTGGTACATCAGCTACTGTTAGACCCTCAGCTAAAGTTTATGGTTGTCTCTGCATCTAAGGCACGTGCTGATGACTTCTCTACGTTTACTCAGCGTATTATTATGGAACTACCTATATGTCAGCATTTAGTAGCTAAAGAAGGCCAGAGGTGGTCTAAGATAGCCTTTGATGTAGCCCCTGCTAAAGCTTCAGGTTCACCCTCAGTCAAGTCTGTAGGTGTTACAGGACAACTTACAGGTAGCCGTGCAGACATTATTATTGCTGACGATGTGGAAGTACCTAACAACTCCATGACCCATATGATGAGAGAGAAGCTAGGAGAAACAGTAAAAGAATTTGATGCTGTTCTCAAGCCCTCAGGTAAGATTATATACCTTGGTACACCACAGAACGAAATGTCTCTCTACAATACACTACTAGCACGTGGATACGAGATGCGTGTCTGGCCTGCTAGATACCCTAGCCTAGAACGCGCAGAGAAGGCTTATGGAGGCAGGTTAGCTCCTCTGCTGTATGATTCTCTACAAACTAACCTAGAGGCCGTGTATGGGCTTCCTACAGACCCTAAACGATTTGATGATACTGACTTACTGGAGAGAGAACTAAGTTATGGTAGAAGTGGCTTTGCTTTGCAATTTATGTTGGATACTTCACTATCTGATGCAAACAAATACCCCCTTAAATTAAGCGATCTACTTATCTATAGTTGTGACAAAGATACTGCACCTGAGAAGCTAGTCTACGGTATCTTCAAGCCACTACCTGAGCTACCTAATGTAGGACTATCAGGAGACAAGTTCTACGCCCCTGAGGACACTATAGGACGCTCTGAGTACACAGGTAGCATACTTGCAGTTGACCCCTCTGGTAGAGGCTCTGACGAGACTGCATACGCTATTGTAAAGATGCTTAACGGTTTCCTACACGTAGTTGACTGTGGTGGTATTGAGGGTGGCTACTCCTCTGAAACACTACAGCACCTCACTGACCTCGCTAAGATACACAAGGTCAATATGGTGTTGGTTGAGAGTAACTTTGGTGACGGAATGTTTACTGAGTTACTTAAGCCTTACTTAGTTAAGACATATCCAATAACAATAGAAGAAGTAAGACATAGTAAGCAGAAAGAACAAAGGATCATTGATACCCTAGAACCAGTGATGAACCAGCATAGACTTGTAGTAGACCCTAAGGTAATACAAAAAGACTACGATAGTGTACAGCATATGCCACCAGACAAGGCTGCTAAGTACATGCTGACCTACCAGATGACTAGGATTACTAAACAAAGAGGGGCATTGGCCCATGACGATAGACTTGACGTTCTTGCTATGGCAGTGCAGTACTGGACAGACCAAATGGCTGCTGACGCAGATACACAAATACAATCAAAGAAAGAAGAACTACTAGATAATGAGCTAGATAAGTTTATGTCTCACCTTAATCTAGGTACTAAAGATACAGGTGAGTCTGGTTGGCTGTCACTATAGGTTTTTCTAAACTGTACCTATAAGGAAGACCCCCTGTTACATATATAGTATATAGTAAGTAGTAAAGTAGGAGTAGACTTAAGGTTACTTATGGTTACTTATAGTGGACTTAGAGTTTATACTCTTACTTGCTTACTTACTAGCTTATAACTAGGTCATTAGAATAAGGCAGTATTGTGTCTTTATTTTAGTAAAAAAATCTGAGAGGGTATATAATAGTTGTAAAGTGCGCGTACCCCCCATGGCGCGTCAAACTATTGACACTTTTAGTCTACCCTAAGTTTCTATGGTCACTCTAAGTCGTCAATAAGTTGACGAAGTTAGGCACCACTAAGACTTTGAGTAGACTTTAAGTAGATTATGAGTGGCTTAAAGTGTTAGGCGTGTCTGTCTTTCTCTATCTATTTTTTTGCTTATATATATACTCTCTCTCGCTGCATTTATTTTTATTTGTTTTTTTTCATTTTGG